TTACTTCGCACCCGTGGATTACCAAGGAGGTACGCAATATGCCAACTTGGAAGCGGAGATTTCCAATTTCCACATCAACAACATCATGAATGGTTTGGCCCCATCAATGTTGATCAACTTCAACAATGGGCAACCACCCGCCGAGGTTAAGGATACAGTTGAAGCCCAAATCAAACAAAAGTTTGGTGGTTCATCCAATGCGGGAAGATTTATTATTTCATGGAACGATGGTGCGGATTCCAAAGCGGATATTACCCCCGTGCAATTGAGTGATGCCCACAACCAATATCAATTTTTGAGTGCCGAGGCCATGCAAAAAATCATGGTTGCTCACCGCGTGGTTTCACCGATGTTGTTAGGTATTAAAGACAATTCGGGATTCGGGAACAATGCCGATGAAATGAAAACCGCATCAATCCTTTTTGATAATGTTGTGGTACGACCATTCCAACGATTAATTATTGATGCCGTTACCCAGGTGTTGAACTTCAATGGTTACAATTTGAATCTTTATTTCAAGACCTTACAACCCCTTGAATTCACCGATTTGAGTGGTAACATCATTGACGATGAAACCCGCGAGGAAGAAACGGGCGTATCATTGTCAGCCGAAAAAAAAAAGATTGAATTGGTAAAACCCAATGCGGGTGAATCCAAAGATGATTTTTTGGGGCGTTGCATTCCGATTGTAGTTCGTGAGGGCAAAGACACCGACCAAGCCACGGCCATTTGTTATTCGTATTTTGAAGGAAAGGATATGACCATCGAGGATGAAAATTCTTGGTTGGAACATTTGAAAGGCAAGGGCGAAACAATTAACACGGATGAGTGGGAACTCATTGATGTTCGTGAAGTTACGGATGCCGATGAAGAATTAAAATTTAACCTTGCTTATGAAAACCCCAATAAAAAAAGTGGTGATGATAAAGGGGTTTACAAAATCCGTTATCGGTACGGCCCTAATTTCGTATCCAACAATTCAAGGCAGTTTTGTACTGCAATGGTTCAAGAATCCAAAGGGGGAGTAATTTATCGCCGTGAAGATATTATTGCCATGGGTGATGCGGGTGTGAACGGACAATTCGCACCACAAGGTGAATCCACCTATTCAATTTGGAAATACAAAGGCGGTGTTAATTGCCACCACCGATGGGAACGATTGACATTTAGACGCAAACAAGTCAAAGGAAAGTTTTTGCCAAAACAACCTGGTGAAACGGGGGATAATAGAAACTTGGAAAACTACAATGAGGTTTCAAACAAATCAGCGGATAAGGTGGGGGTGCCATTTTCACCAAGCGGGTGGGATACTGCCAAAACAAGGCCCATTGATATGCCAAACAAAGGATCATTAAAGAACAAATAAGATGTACGCAAACGATGATATTCTATTAATCGACAAAGAGTTGATTTTTAAGTATACCCAATTGGGTGGTAATGTGGATGTAGACAAAATCTACCCATTCGTGAAAATCGCCCAAGATATTCAAGTTCAAGAATTGTTGGGAACAAAATTGTATCGCTACATTTTAACCCAGGTGGAAGCGGGTACATTGACGGGCAATTACCAAACTTTGGTTTCACACTATGTACAACCGATGTTGATTCATTATGCCATGGCCGATTTGTTATTGTTTCATGGTTATGAGGTAACCAATGCGGGTATATTGCGTAACTCACCCGAAAACACCACCTTGCCCGATAAAACCGAAATTGATACATTGGTTCAACGCCAAAGAAACATCGCCGAAACTTATCGCCGTAGGGTTGTGGATTATTTGAGTTACTACCCACAATTGTTTTCACAGTATACCGAAAACCAAGAAGCGGGGGAATACCCAAACACCAACCCATCAAACTATGTTTCATGGAATTTGTAAAAAAGACATACAAGCCAAAGGATGAAAAGGTCAAGAAATTGACCAAATACTTCACGGAATTGAAAATCGTGAAACCCGCCAATTGTGATTTGTTTTCCAAAGGTGGTAAATTATTAACACTTTTATTCATTTTGACGGGATGTTCGGCGGAGTATCATTTGAAACAAGCCATCAAAAAGAACCCCGCAATGGCACAAATAAGTGTGTATGGCATTGATACGGTGTTTGTACGCGATTCCGTGACCATTACAGACACTTTCACCACAAAAACGATTGATACCCTCACAATTGAAAAAGATGGCGTTAAAACGATTGTATACCGCAATCACGATGTGATAAGAATTAAGACAGTTGTAAAGGCCGATACCATCCGATTCACCAAGACAATCACATTACCACCACAAATCCAATACAAAGAACGAATCAGTTTGCCCCAAATGGTGGGTGTTGGTTTGGCATTGATATTGGCATTGTTATTTTTGATACTTTTAATCACAAGAAAATGAGCAATTGGAACAACCCCAACAACCCGAACAACACCCAGAACGGGTGGAAAACACCATCACGGAGTTCACCACAAGGCGGTGGAACAAGGGCGTGTTTATGCAAAGACAAAAACACATATTCAAAAAAGTGTTGTGATGGCACATTGTGGGCGCAAGGCGTGGGCAATGTATCGCGTAACCCCTAACAATTAACCTTAAAATCGTTTTATCAATATGAGCATTTCAGGATCAGCATTCACCGCGGGTTACACGGGTTCAAAAGCCGTTGCCAATACATCAGCCAACACGGGAAGATTCCGTGGATTCTTTGTCAATTCAAATGCCGTTGTATCGGCTTGTTTGGACAAGGATGGCAATTCATTGATGACCATTATGGGATTGACGGGTGTAACATTATTGCCAGGCCCATTCCATTGTGTGGCCGATGGTAATTACATTTCATCAATCACCTTGACATCGGGTTCAATCGTACTTTACAACGAATAAATGTTTGTTGGATTAGCGATTGGGGTAACACCATTCACCCAAGCGGGTGGGGCGGTATTGGCGTTAGAATATACCAATAGAGTAACTGCGGATGGTGGTTATTACGAAGGTGTGGACTGCATGATTTTCAAATTGGATAATTTAGATTCACAAGAATGAGTACACTTTTAGAACAAGCGAGTTTGGTTTTAATACCAAGCGGATACAAAGAGGATGTTGTTTATTCTCAAATTCCCACCGACGGGTCAGGCGATTTAAGTTTCACCCGTGCATCCAACGGAACGCGAATAAATTCGGCGGGATTGGTTGAGGTTTGCCCGTGGAATTTGGTGCAGAACTCCGAGCAATATAATGCAGGAACTTGGTCATCTGCATTTTTAAGCATAAGTGCAAACGCTACAACTGCACCAAATGGGACGACAACGGCAGATTTGATTTACCCGTCAAGTAGTCAAGCATATTGTTATATTAGTACAACATCGCTTAATGTTATTGCTGGTCAAACATATACTCAAAGCGTTTATTTCAAAAGCAGTGGATTTAGATGGGGCATTGTCGACAATATGGCAGGTAGTGCAGGTGCTTGGTTTGACTTATTAAATGGCGTTGTTGGAAATGTTACAAGTGGTTGCACGGCATCAATAGAAAATATTGGTAATGGATGGTATCGTTGTAGTGTTTCAAGTGTAGCACAATCGGGTACAAACTATGCCGATTTTCGTATGTCTGACTCCAATGGTGGCAGTGCAGTAACGGCAAACGGAACTGATGGTTTATTGGCTTGGGGATTTCAATTAAACATCGGCTCAACCGCAAAACCCTATTTCCCCACTACCGACCGCTTAAATGTTCCACGCCTAACCTACCAAAATGGCGGGGGCGGGTGTCCGAGTTTGTTGTTGGAGAAGCAGAGTACGAATTTGCAAACATATAGCCAAGATTTTACAAATGTGGCTTGGACAGTATTAGGTCAAGGGGTTGGAGACACGGCAGTTGTAACGGCAAATTATGCAATTTCACCCGATGGAACGCAGAACGCAACAAGGTTTGTTTGCAACTTAAATGGAGGCACAACATCAAGCGATAGGAGTTGGATGATTGCAAATTTTACCGCACAAGCAACAAGCACAATTTCAATATGGATTAAACTAAATTCAGCGGGTACAAAGACCGTTTTATTGAGCGATTCGGGTGGAGGTACAAAAACAATAAGTGGAACAGATTGGCAAAGAATAGACGCAACTTTTGTGGGTGCGGGTGGTGAATTTAGAATTGGTTTGATTGGTGGAAGCACATCCGACACATTAGATTGTTGTATTTGGGGCGCACAAGCGGAGGCGGGAACTTACCCCACATCCTACATCCCAACCACATCATCAAGTGCCACAAGGGTGGCGGATGAATGTAGCAAAACGGGTATTACATCATTAATCGGTCAAACCGAGGGTGTTTTATTTGTTGACTTTGTTTTTACTGCTTATGATGGGTCAGCAAAATGGATTGCATTTTTAGGCGGTGGTGCAAATTATATTGGGCTATACGCAAATAGCAATACATATATCATTGGCGAAGTTTCAAATACTACTTCTCAATTTAGTGGTGCATATTCCTTTTCGGTTGGGCAACGCTATAAAATAGCAATTGCATATAAATCAAATGATTTTGCTTT